GGCTTATGCTGCCCAGCAGAGTTGTTCGTAGCCGAATCCATCAATAGGACACTGGTCTACGGGTCTGCTGATCGGGTTCAAGTCTTCTCGCGTGATAATGTTAGGTTCTTCACCAAACTGCAAGTGGACTAGACCGGAAGCCGTCTAATTCCAGTTCTGTAACTGAGTAGACGGGGTAGCGGAATCTTTTGAATCAGCCTGAGACATCAAAGTGCTTCCAAGCATTAACTGCCTGGTGACTGAGGGGGCCCAGATTGGGAGGATCTATTCCGGTAGTGTATTGCCTGTCACTAGCGGTTAGGTTGCCCTCACTTTATCCACTCTCGCCGTGGGTCGCGCTTTCTCGATCGAGGGTCCCGAGCCGAATTAGTAAGATTCAGCGTCAGCAAAGCCTCGTTCTCTGGGGTCCTCAGCTGATTGGGGTATCAGGTTGAGTTCCTCGGCGAAAGGTATCTTTTTCCAGAAGAAGAAACGGTCTCCCTCTAGTCTGTCCCAACCATCGCGATCCCAGTCGTTCATTTCGAAAACGACTGGTTCGTAGAACATTGACCACCATTTCTTAAACTTAACAACTACGGACATGGGTTTAGACCTGTCAGTTGTCAAGCTCAAGTAATGTCTTAAGCTAGTCATGCTCTAGAACTCTCCCAGTGAGGTCATGAGTTGGGTTTGTGTTGGTGCTGGGATGGTAAACCTTTGCGCAATTATTGCCGTGGTGGTAGCTCCTACGCGCGCAAGGTATCTGCGAAGGAACTCCTATTAGATGGAAGTTTGTCTGCCACCTCTTGGAGTTTCGACCATCCTAATCCTGGTGTGAAGGATATTGTAAGGAATGTTGTCCGAAAACCAAGTATACCAGCCGGAGTGAAACGAGTAAGTTGCCTAGTCGTAATTGTTATGGGCGTGCTCGTAGTGCTCATCTCCTCCGCGGGTATTCATCATGATCCTGCCACGTTCAGCTACGTAAGAACCTTCGTTGTTCGGCAACATGTAATGTCCAGCCAGGGGGAAAAAGTTTCCACCTGTGACATAAGCGATGTGCATTGAACGTTTGAACCAATGTTCACGTGCAAGTTCTTCGGGGGTGAAGTAGTAGTGACTATCAAAGAAGAAGGTACTCCAACGCGAGGTTCTAGGGTCGAAGCAACTCTAGAATTTTTGCGTGATGTCAGCTAGAAGGCGATCACAATAAGCGAGTTGAAGGGGTAAAACAACAGGCTGTCGAATTTGGCCAGCTACAACGGCAGGTTGTAGAGGCACGGGGAATCGGTCTGGTCTAGTGGCTTTCTGGAAAGCAGCTACCAATCTATGGTTATAGGTAGCCATTTTCTCCAAAATGCGGTTGAAATCTCCTTCCCTGTGGATGTCAAGTAAATCACCGTCGGCTGGTACTCCGATGAAATCTTCTAAGGTTCCCTGGAAAGTGGTTCCGAAGAAGCGGGGTGTTAGAACATCTTAACTCCCTTGCATCCAATAGAGGCGGTCGTATTTCGTGACGTTCGGTCGAATACCGATGTACACCACGAATTCTGCGCAGTAGGCCTCTAAGAATACTCTGACTTTGTTGAACTCCGCCCACTCATAAGGGAACAAGTCATGGATGCCTTCGTTGATCTCCATGTCCTCAAAGAGTCGATGTAAATCATGTTCAGTACAATCCAAGTCATTGCCGATCAAGTCAGCAGTGGGGAGTCGAGACACGTTGTCGTCACCTATATTAAAGCTTTGAACCTTGCTTGTCATGGTCATGTAGACGTAGTCAAGATCCTCTCTAAAAGTTCGAAGTGGAGCGAACGGGTCTTGTGGAGCAGCAAGTTAGACTTGACCGGCTGCAGCCACTGGTGCTTTCGGCACATCGGGCAGTTTATAGCATATCTGTTCAAAGGTCGGGGCAGATAATGCTTTTGAGAGCGTTCCCATCATGCTAGTGAACTTGGCACCAACGTCTACAATAAGTTTGAATTTTGACTTTTGTTGTAAACACTGGGTAAGTTGTAAGGCTTAGC